AATAATGGATTTATTACTAATAATTATTGTATCTATTGTTTTGTTTATTATTGCTTACTTAGGGATTGAAAATAAAATGCCTACAGAAAGACAAAAACAGAATATAGAAAAATGGGAGAACTTTAAACTGCAACTTATGGAAAATCATTTAGATATGTTTTTTGTAGGGTGTTTAATATTAATAGCCATTATATTAATGGCACTTAAAATAGGGGGTGTCTTATGACACAAAATGAAATATATAAATGTATAACGAAGGGAAACAATTTAACAACTAGTGAACTCTATCAAGATTTAGAACAACTAGATATTATGCTTTCTTTTACATATAGACATTTAACAACAGAAGAACATAATTTAGTCATAGCAACTAGGTTATTTCTTGAATATCAATTAACTCTAAGAGGTGAGCAAAATGGTTAAACAATTAAAATTTCCTTTTTCTTCTAAAGATAGACTTTATAATTTATCTACTAAAAAAAGAGGTTTATTAATTTCTTATCTTTATCATAACTTTTCAGAAGTTAATCACGAGAAAAGTTTAAATGGGGAAAAATGGAGATATGACAAACTCTGGAAATACTTAAAAAATAATCCTATTTCTTACGAAGTTTGGTTAAAAGAATATTTAGATTGAAGATCTTAAATATAGATATAAAGGGAGCTTTAAAGCTCCCTTTTTTTATTCCTAAAATTTGGGGTGGATCTGGGAATTTGGCCGGAGAGATCTCTGGGGTAAATTACTCTACTGCTGCAGCTTCTTTTATAAAATGGATCTTAAATCTAAAAATGGATAACTTTAAATTTTTTTATATGAGAGCTGTGAATTTGAAAAAATGGGGCAAGATCTTGAAAATAAAGAGTAATGATAATGTATTATCACCAGGCCTTATAAGGGTAAATGAGAACCATTCTCATTCAGCATTTCTTTTTTTTTTTTTTTTTTTTACACCGAGTGCCCCACCTCCTGTAGCGCAAATGTTTACTCTTACACCGAGTGCCCTGCCTCTTGAAAAAGTATGGTCTACTTACAAACTAGTGGGGGTGGGTAAAAATAAATGTTTGTCTTTTATACAAAACAGCAGGCCTGGGTCGAGCGAAGCGAGAAAAGTTATCCACAGGTTATCCACAGCTCGCCAAATGAGAATGATTATCATTTACAATTAAAATTCGGGTAGCCCTCCCTCCTCACCCTTATATGATAGCATGAAAAATCAGGAATGTCAAGGAAAATTTCAAATAAATTTTAATTATTTTTTTATAAAAAGGCTTGACATTTGGCCAGGAATATGATACAATCCCGCTCCTGGAAAAACCCTACACTAATTCCAGGATTTTGTCAACTTTTGTGACAACTTTTTTTGCAGCTCACATTTCAACTAGCCTTTTCAAAAGGCGTATATTATAATAAATACATAGACAGCAATAACGCGGTCTTATTTTATAGGAGTTTTTATTATGGAAAATAAAAAACCAAAAAAGGCGGTTGTGACTAAAGCACAGCTAATTGATAACTTATGTCAGATCTGCAATGACAATGCGGATTTTAACAAGCACTTTACCCCGGATAGGTTAAAGCGTGGGTTTACTGTTGGCATGCTTGCTTATATGTTAAATGAGCAAATTATCAAAAGGGCGGACTAATGGATAAAATACCATCCGCCTATAATGTGTATATCGGTCAATCGATATATGAAAACGAAAAGAACGCGTTTACTATTGGCTTTTCAAAAGACAATACAAGACGCAGTTATACAAAGCATATGAATATTTTAAATTCTTATGCTTTTACATCACGCGGTCATGCACTGAAAGCCGAACGCACAGCAATCTTAAATGTCAAACATTTGGGATTGCATAAAGCGTTGGGATTAAAATACATGCCGGATGAATTGGAAAGCCAGCCTAACAGAACTTGGACTTGGTTTTTCATACCTGACCACCAAATAAATGAATTTTTATTTGAAACTAATAATTTAATCGGTTCTTTGCAAATTGCGGGAAATCGATTAAAGGCGATTGAATATGAAAATATCGAAAAAGGAATTAATAGCAAGATTGAAACAGCGGAGGCGGACAACAAAAAACCCGCGTTTGATAATTCGATTATCTAAATTAATTCATAACTTAGAAAGACAAGCCCGCAATTAGCGGGCTTTTTTGTGCCTTGACCAGAAAGCCCATTTTTAATTTAAGATCCATAATATAAACGCTGATTATATTGCATTATCATTATGGTGAATATTTTGTCAGCCACGCGCGCAGCGCCAAAGTGCTAAACTGCAATTTTGCGAGGCTGGCCTTTTGCACCAAAGTGCTAAACTGCAATTTTGGCCATGTCTACTCTGTGCGTGGCCCTACCGGGGTTAGATTTGTCCCAAGTCTATTATAACATGGCGCACCCCGGGTTGTCAACAATTATATGAAATTTTTATAACGCCAGGCGCGTTCCTGGTAGTGCAAATGTGAGGCCCCGCTTTAGCGGGTATTATTAGAGTAATAACAGTATAACACGGCTTATCGGGGTTTGTCAAGAGTTATATGAAATTATTTAAAGTTTTCGAAGGATAATTTGGGCACGCCCGTCGTGAGTTCGCGTCCGGCCCCCGAGAATTCCCTTGCGTTCTTTTATCTATTTTAATCTTTCTTCAAAAAACTCTTGACAAATCCTAATTGGCTCAAGTATAATATATGTATATTAAAAGGAAATAAACGCAATATGGACAATTTATTATTATATACGCTAGTTGGCATCTTTATGTATGCTCTAGTAATGACTATAGTGCCTATACTTTGGGCAGAAAGCCCTGTGATGTTTGTACTTAGCATAATTGTTGGTTGTGGGCTTTCCTATTTAAATGGCGACTGGGATTAAAAAATACTTTGAAAAAAGTCTTGACAATCCCTTTCAAGCCTGATATAATATACTTATATTATGAAGAAAAAAAGAAAAACATTCGATATAAGAAGATGGCGACAAGAGAAAGCTGAGAAACACGAACTGTGGCTTCAGCAATGGAGAGTGATTAGATTTCACCCCATAACATGGCTTGTAATATGTATTGCTCTAGTGTATATACATGATGCGTGGGCAGTTTAGCTGACCGATTGAAAAAAAGATTTCAATTAGTCCTTGACAAACCCACAGTAGCCAGAGTATAATATTCATATTATGATAAAAAAGATACTACAAATTTTTACAAAAGCAAAAGGAGATAACATGGCAACAGTAAAGAACTATTCAGAAAAAGATGTAAGCATGATGATTGAGACTTACAAAGCAAGCCCAACAAGAGACACAGTAGATATGTTGGCTGAGAAACTAGGCAAAAACGCTAGAAGTGTAATTGCTAAACTTTCAAGAGAAGGTGTGTATGTCGCTCAACCAAGAGTGACCAAAGCAGGCGAAGCTGTAGTGCTCAAATGTGAGTTTGTTGAGAGAATTCAACTAGCGACTGGCATCGAGCTACCAAGTCTAGCGAAAGCAACCAAAATGGATTTAGCTAAGCTAGCAGACCACCTCGAAGCACAGTAGTGCGACGAGGGCTCGAGAGGGGGTGTTAAAAATAAGTTGAAAAACTTCTTGACAAACCCTCAAAAGCAGAGTATAATATACTTATAAATTTTAGAAAAGAACTAAAAAAACGAAACAACGGCTAAGTGCTAAAGGAAAAAATAAATGATTGAGCTTCGGCCAATAAATAACCCTCACTTATGCCGAATTCGGAGAGGACTGGCACTCCAATATCAAAGCCAGTAGCGACATTCAAATGCTAATAATATGAATGGCTTTATTACCTCGGCATGACGAGACTTTTGTAGCCAAGCAACAAAAATTAGAGGTTCATGATGGCGAAGTTGGTCAAAAAGTGCTAGACTTCCCGTAAGCAGTAAGCCATAGTACTAATGCTATGCAAGAAGACTTAGCAGGGCGCTAGCAAAACTCCTCATGTTGAGGTTAAACCTTCGGGATTATGCAGTATTACAGAAGTGAAACAGTAAATCTGCACGCGATTGAACGGGTGGATAGATGCGTTAATATCAGATGAAAGTTCGTAGTAAGACCAATGCGACTCTTAGGAGTTAAGCGGAGGCAGTCATCGAACAAGTAGCAATCCTAGTGTGGCAACCACAGCTATAAGCGAGTTGCAGTCATTCCAAGTTTGACTTAAATTAGCTTGGGAGTTTGCTAGAGTTCTCAACCAAACTAGCCTTTTACTAGCTTCAGTGTGCTAGACAGAGCCGAAAGGCCAGTCCCTCAAGCAAATGCGAGCATAGGTTAGTAGTAGGGCGAAGAAGTTTACAGAGCCATGATGCGAGGACAATTCAAAGTAGCAAAGCGAAACGAATGTAATGACCATTGACCATCTGGCGTATAGAGAACTTCATCGCTAACTGCGAGGATATCCCACATGGCGATTCAGCTTTTAGCTGTCAAAGTAGTAGGGTAAGTGGGGCAGTTAGCAATTTAATTAAAAGTAAATAAGTGTTGCGAAATAGGCCAGCGATAATCAGTAAAGCCTGTACCATCCTTCACCTCTAGTTGCTAAAGTGCAGACTTGGAACACTATAATAGCTAAGCAATATATGAGCAAGTGAGGAAAGGTTGTTAACGATAATTCCAGTTAGCACTTCACATAACTAACCCTAATGCAGTATGCTCGCCTCTGATACAAGCGTAAGAAACGGCTCTACGGAAAACCCGAAGCACATATAACCATTAGTGGGAAAACTTAGTAGGCATACCGAGTACCTAGAATGTTAGTAGGCATACTAACTCGTAAGGCAAGACGATATTATTCCCAAGCAGAATTGCAATATGCTTGTTAGAAGGGGAGCTTTCTGCTCCCTTTCTTTTTGCTTCCAGCAAAGACACATCAAAATTTTCAACCTAAACTTCAAATAATTCTTGACAACACGATAAAAGCGTGATATAATATATTCATATTAAAAATTAAGAAATAACTTTAGAAGGAGACAGCGATGAACTTAACAATTTTAACCAAAACAGACAAAGAGCTAGACGCGATGCGTGATGAACAAAATCACGAGGGCAGATTAGCACGCAAAGAAATTGTACGCAGAACAAAAATAGGCTATTCAGATGGCACTATGTTCGGTACAGCTAGAGCCACAGTTGAGAGAGAGTCTCGAGTTGGCGTAATAACTATCAAAGGAGCAAGATAATGGCAGATATGTGGAGAGACCTAGACAGATGGGAGAAAGACAATAACGCAGTAGCTTTTATAGTTATAAGTACACAAGAAATTCGTGAGGCACTATCATACTACAACGCATTTGACAAAGACTGCGAAGAATTTATATGCGATATAGATAATGTAAGTGAGAGAGTAGTGCATGAAGCTTTACTAGATGCTTACAACACATTGAATTTTGACTATGGCTTAAGCTATGAGGACATCAATGAGGCATGCTATGAGTACATAGTAGAAAACCTAAGTACAAAAACTACAGGGCTGATTAGAGCAAACATCTATAACAGCGAAACAAAAACATTTGAGAAGGTAAAAGACTTTCTCGCTAAACAACAGGAGAGAACAAGTGCCAATTAAATTTAAAGAGAGCGAAAGAATTATTAACAGAGTGCGTGGACAAAGAATGAATACAGCAGGTGCTAAAAACAAAAAGTTTAAGCACTTCTACATGAGAGATATTCCACTAGCTGAGCTAGAAGCAACTATCAACAACGATAGAAAAACACCTAAGCTAAAACAAAAGTGCAGAAACGAAATAGTAAGAAGAGGCTACAAGATGATATGGAAAATGCCTGATGGTACACAAATACCAAAAGAGCATAAAGCATTACGCGAGTACATCAAAGAGCAAAACAACAAAAGCCATGACGGATAAGCCAAAGAACAATGTTATACCTTTTCCTAACACCAGAGAGCGTGTTGGGAAAAAGTATAGGCAAGAAGAAATATCACACATAATGGAAATGCTTCGCTTGTGTGATGAAGATATGGAAACTATCTTGAAACAGATAGACCAGCTACAAATGGAGTTGACTAGCCTGACAACAGACTATGAGATATTCATGGAAAAATTAAATAAATTGCTAAAAGTAGAAGGAGAGCAAGATGATAGATGATTATGCGAGGTTCGTAGATACAACTACGAGTAAAGCAAGCAAGTGCACAAGCACATTAAACAATAGGTTAGATAGCCTTACTGGAACTACATGGCATAGAGGCGATGAAAGTGGAGAACAGATGCAAGTAGCAAGACTACTGACTGCTGTTATAGGAATGATGGCAGAAAGTGGAGAATTTGCTGAGATAGTTAAGAAAAAAGTGTTTCAAGCAGATACAAAGTTCTCCGATAGTGAGATATATCACATGAAAAGAGAACTAGGTGATGTTTTATGGTATTGGGCACAGGGGTGCCTGGCGCTAGGGTTCACTCCTAGTCAAGTAATAGAGGAAAATATCAACAAATTAGAGAAAAGATACCCTAATGGCTTCGAGGTGGCTAGAAGCGAACATAGAGCACAAGGGGATATATAGTGGAAATCCTATGGGATATAGTAGTAATTCTATATTTAGGAGTAGTACATCTACTGGCTTTGATAGGCATTATAGTAGGATTTCTATACTGGGAACAATTAAAATAAAGGAGAAATAAAATGGCAAATCATGTATATTTTTATATAGATATGAGTACGGATGCAGAGCAATCCGAGTTAGTACAAAAACTAAGTGAAACCTGCAAAGAAACAAATGGAGAACATGGGTGGCATTCATGGAATATTGAGCAGTTGCCAATCTATGATACGCCTTATGATGAAGAAGGCTGGTATAATTGGGGTTGTGAAAACTTGGGTGCTAAATGGGTATCCTGCGAAGACTGGAATGAAAACATTATTTGTGGTCATTCAGCATGGAGCCCTGTTACACCTTTCATAAACAATCTAGTGCAATACATACACAGAGAAAGTGGAAAACCTATTAGTGCAAAAATGACATATGAAGATGAGTTCAGAAACTTTATAGGTGTACATCACTGCGAAGTTGATGAGAAAGGTACATTCATGGAAGATTATGAAGAATTTGAAGGAGAGGACTTAAATCAACTAATGTTAGAAGCATTTGGTAAAGATGATGATTGGTTTAATTCTGATGATTTTGATTGGTGGACTATGTTTCCTATCACTAAAGAAGGGCACCCACTACAAGGTCAAAAATGGGAACCTCAAGAGTACTGTGACGAAGTAGTTTATAACTTCTTTAGTACTGAAAGATTGGAGCATATATCATGACAGAATTTACCAACTTAATAGAGTACAAAAGAAAGCAGTTGGCTGCTGAAGAGTGGGCAACCGAAGTATCAAGTATTCATGCACACAAGCTGAACTCTTTATGGTATGATACAAGACCTCAGGACACAGAGCACTTTGGCGTTACTGATATACAATACAATGATAAAAGTATTGAGAGAAGGCTACATAATGGAGCATTAGTATTCTTTAATGAAGAAAAACTAAAAGGCATGGATTTGATTGATGCTTGGGAGAAAGACTCCTATGGTAAGTGTATTTGTGGAACAAGACATTGTGAAGATGAATATACTCACACACTACATGGATTTTAAATGAAATTTGATACAACTATGATTGAAATGGATTATGAAGACCATATAAATTTAGAGATGACTCATAACCAAGCTATAGGAGTTATAGCAAAACAATGGGGAATGACAACCGAAGAAGTCTACAACATCATTAACCCATATCTAAAAAACATTGATAATATAGACTTTACAGGAGATTTAGGAGAAATAATATGAGTGTAAACTACACACAAGACCAAGTAGAGCATATGAAAGATGCGTACACTAAAAGACCAACTAGAGAGACAGTAGAAAATCTAGCTGAAGATTTAGACAAAAGTATAAAATCTATAATAGGTAAGCTCAGTAGAGAGGGCGTCTACAAAAAGACTGTCTACAAAACAAAAACAGGAGAAAGTCCTGAAACGAAGAAAGAAATAGTAGAATTAGTAGCAAGTATTCTAGAAGTAGAGTATCAAACCATAGCGGGGTTGGAGAAATCTCCGAAAACCTCCCTTAAGATACTGAGAAGTGCTCTATGTAAATTGCAGGGGTTAATGGAATGACAGCATGGTCCAAGCGAATAGTAGAAGTTCTACCAAAAACAACAAAGACGAGAGAGCTTATTCTAGAGAGAGGAAAATTCTTCTATGTAGAGAAAGAACCTCGTATTCACCCTGAACTAGGTATGATTATTACATTATATGATGAAGATGGGTATAGATTTAGCACGAGTGTAAAGAACATTCGTGTTCCACAATTGACGGACTGAGCGGGGTTATAGACTTCGCTCAAGTCTAGTAGTAAAACTAAGTATAAAAACTAGAGATAATTTCTATAGACTAGGAAGAAATTTGTATATAGGCGTATTAATTTGCGTATAGTTTATGTAAGTTATAAAGTGAAATAGTCGAAAAAATACGAACGAATTGGACGTAATTGTAGTAAATTTGTTTTTAAAGTTGAAATTATGAAGAAGCTTAGGTGAATCTCTTTGCTTTTCATGGGTGAGTGATATAATTAGAAATGTTATATCATTAACTCTCTCGCTAAATAACTTCAATTACAAGGTGAGCTCTTTCACTTACGTTCCATAGCTCTCTTGAAATGTAATTTCATTATAAGCGAGATTCACGAGAAGTATGATTAGTTTTTTAATTTTCTTAACTATCATAATTTATGATATTATTATACCATAACTTTATCAAAAATGCAAGTAGTGTTTTTCTGAGGGGTATGTTTTTGTGTTTTGTAGTACGTGAAGCTCATGATAAAATATTTTATTTTTGGAATTTGAAAAGTAAAAAATCTTTATTTTCTGCGCTTGAAGGATTTACGATAGTCATTCGAATAGGACTGTTCCTTACATCTTTCGCGTTCTTGTCTTTTTACGGCGCTTTTGAGTTTTCTTTTTCGTTTGGCTGTGGGCTTTTCATAGAATTCAAGTTCGCGAATTCTATCCTTGATGCCTGCATTTTCACACTTCTTTCGAAATATGCGTAGTCCTTTTTCAATAGACATCGTGGTTGTAGTAATACTAGGCATTAATCTCCCTGTCTTTCACTCGATTGAATGTCCACCCACGCTTTCGCAAGTAATCAATCTGCGAGCGAATGGAGCTTCCTGTTCTCTCTAGTTGTGAAGCTATAATACTCATAGGAAGAGAGTTGTAGTTCTCTTTTAAATACTGCCGTTCTTTGTCTGTCCATCTTTTAGTCATATGTATATTATACAAAATTTGAGAGCAAAAGTCAAGTACTATTTTTAGGATTGTTGAAAATATGTCTTGACACAAGGTTATGAATTTAGTATAATATACAAATGGAAAATTTAATAACAAACATTGATTTAGCATTTTTAATCATATTAGTAGGTGCTGCTTACTCCTCTTATGTAATAGGTAAGAAAGAAGGCATAGGAGCTACTTTAGATTATATGCGCGAGCAGGGCAAGATAGATTTCGAAGATTAGAAAAATAATTCTTGACATTTAGCCCAAATTTTAGTATAATATAGTTATGTAGGTGAAGCAGTTTCACCTACATTTTAACGCGTCTATACCGAGAGGATAGGCAATTAATTACCGAAAGGAATTAGGAGAAAAATATGAGTATTGATTTAAGTAAATTTTGGCTTGGTATGGATATGCCCAGTATGCCGTCTTACACGGACACAGGTTATCCAAGATATAATGTAATCGAATGGAAAGGGAACTATCGTATAGAAGTTGCCGTGCCAGGTTGGAAGAAAGAAGAACTGGAGATAATCGCCGATGGCGAGGAGCTCCATATCGCAGGGAACAAAGAGCAAAAACTAACTGAGAGCGAAGTATTCGTTCATCAGGGGTTAAGTCTTAAATCTTTTGATAGAAGGTTTATTCTCAATCCAGACTTACAAGTAGAGAATGTAAATCTACAAGACGGGTTACTGACAATCGCTTTGTCTAGAACTCCAAATTCCAAGAGGAAAATCTTGGAGATTGATAGTGAAATACGTTGAGTATTTTAGACAGGAAATATGCGATGGAGAGTTTTGCGAAGCAGTGACAACTTTATTGTTGTTCAGCTTTGTAGTAAGTGTAATATACACTTGCATTGACTCACTTTTATAGACTTGTCTATTTTTTGTAAGTGCCTCCCTAATAAGAGGCACTTCTTATTATTAGGAGATAGTATGAATTTAAGTATGAAAACTAGTATAGAGGGTATCTCCCTTATACAAAAATTTGAAGGCTGTGAAATAACAGCTTACCAATGTTCAGCAGGTGTCTGGACGATTGGCTATGGGCATACAAAAGATGTCGTAGAAGGAATGAAGATAACAGAAGAAGATGCAGAACAAATGTTAGTTGATGAACTACATGAGTATGAAAGTTATATTAATAAGCATGTAACTGTAGCTCTTTCCCAAAATCAGTTTGATGCCCTTGTATCATGGGTATACAATCTCGGTCCCGCAAACCTAACTTCGTCAACAATGCTAAAAGTTCTCAATGCAGGAGAGTACGAAAATGTACCTGCACAAATGAAAAGATGGAACAAAGCAAAAGGAAAAGTCTTAGAAGGACTAACCCGTAGACGAAAAGCAGAGGCGTGCCTGTTCAATGGCACTGCATGGTTTGAAATTTAAACTCTCACCAGAACTAATACAATTAGCAGGGCAACATGCAGCTGCGAGAGGCATCACTCTAGAAGAATATATAGAGGAATTTATAGGAATATTATATGAAGAACAAGCTAAAGGCAATGTGGCTCTGGATAGTGACGCTATTCAGCACGCGCTATCAACTAACAGTAAGTTATAATTCTACTTACGGAGACGCAGACGACCAAACTTTTATAGTTAAAAAATTTTATTGGAAGCAAGATAAATTTATATCTTTCAAAGATGAAAACAATGATACAGTAGAAATCAGAGGCGCGGAAGGCCTAAATTACAGGATACAAAGATTATGAATCAATTTTTAATGGGGTTTATATTAGTGCTAGGACTAGGTAGTTGGTGGCTTTATAGTGAAAATCAAACACTAAAAGCAAACAATATCAAATTAGAGTACGCAATAGACGAACAAAAACAAACAATAGAAACAATAAAAGAGCAGTACGAAAAACAAGGTAAAGCTCTTACAAACATGAGTAGAGTAAATGCTGAGATAGAGTCTGAAAAAGCAGAATATTTATCCATATTTGCTAAACACAATCTAGACTTACTTGCACTCAAAAAGCCAGGTATGATAGAATTAAGATTTAATAATGCGAGTGAAAAAGTTATGGAGGGTTTAGAAAATGACACTGAAAAATTATTCAATATTAGCAGTCCTAGCACTGACTAGTGGATGTTCCTTACTTCCTAGTAAAGAAGTACAAATTATTAGTAAACCAATTGAAATAGAAATATTACAACCTACATTACCCAGGCCTGTAGAGTTAACTGCTCCTAAATGGTATGTAGTATCCGAAGCAAAGATAGTAAATCCTTGTAAGAAAGTAGATGATAAAAGACCAAAAAGTTGCGAACTCTCAGAAAGAGTAAACCCTGACTGGCCTGTAGGCTACACTTATTATGATAAGTTTGTAGATGAAATGAAAGAACAAAATAGTGGGGACATTCTTTTTGTTGCTACTAGTATTGGAGACTATAAAGTTATGGCAGAAGATATGCAAGAGTTAAAAAGGTACATAAAACAACTAGGAGAGGTAGTAGTTTACTATCGTGAGGTAACAACCAATGATACAGTGGATAAAGAATCTAATTAGTTTGTGGGGTTTCCACAAAGACTCTCGTTGGTTTGAGAAAAATGCAGCTGCTCAAATAAGATTTGAGGAAAACGAAGACTGGTTGGAAGAAATAGAGGATAGAGTAATAGAATTAGAAGTGATGGCACACCCTAAATGTGGGTTAGATGGGTTTGACGGCTACAAACCTTTAATAGAGAGGATAGAGAAGTTAGAAAATGATAGATAGTGAAAAACTGATAGAAGTGCTGACACAAGGCATAGTCGAAATAAAATTTAAAAGTTTAAAAAGTAATAAAACTTATATACGAGAGTACACAACTCATAAGAGTTTTATGAAAACAAGTTTCAAACAATCTGCATCAGATAAAATTATTTGTTATGATGTAGAATTTGAAAAGTTAGAGGACATAGATGTATCTACTATAGAGAAGTATGTTCCTCTGCAAAGGCTGTCTTAAGACAGAAAAGGAAAGCAAAATGTTAGGATTCATACAGTGGATTATTGCATGGGTACAAGTATTACCATGGCTAGTAATGGGAGCATCTTTAATAGCAGCTCTCACACCTACACCATTAGACGATGGTTGGGTAAAGAAAATCTATAAAGTATTAGATTGGGTTGCCCTAAATATTGGGAAAGCAAAGGATAAATAATGGCAGAAGAAGCACGAGACAGTAGTAGAAATGAAGTAGAAATTGATTTAGATAAGTATATGGCACTCATTGAGAAGCTAGACGCATCTGAAGATATGATTAAAGAAATGCAAGTGGAGGCTGCTGAAGCGAAGAAAAGATTAGCCCCTCCAAAAAGAAAACTTATGGATTTGTTTTTAGATGACAATGATGTAAATGAAAAAGCTATAATAGGGTTTATTGCCTTCTTTATGCTTATTGTTTTCGCTGGGTGTGATTTAGTTACAGCATTTTGGGGTAAAGACCTAATAATAAGTGACACAATATTTACTTCTTTAGTAGTAATTACACTAGGAGCATTTGGAATATCAGAGGCCGGAAGAGCCTTTGGTAAATAAAAAAATAGTACTTGACATTTGGTTAGATTTTCTATATAATATACTTTATGAATTTATTTTATTTAGACGAAAATTTAGACAAGTGTGCTCAATACCATGTAGACAAGCATATAGTTAAGATGCCTCTCGAGGCAGCACAGCTGCTATGCACTGCCATATGGGTTGATGAAGTATTAGGTTTCACTCCTCGTGCGTTGAACGCCGAAGAACGCGAAGTCTTAAATTCAAGAAAGTCAGAAATCAAACATCTTCCTTTAGAAGAAAGACCTCTGACACCTTATCTACCAATGATGTATAATCATCCTTGTACGATTTGGACACGGTCTTCGCTAGATAACTTTGAGTGGGTTCATTGCTATGCTAATGCATTGAATGATGAATACCATTACCGATATGGCAAATTACATAAGTCAGTAGAGCAAGTGATAAACAAGCTACCTGACCCAAAGAATATGCCACGCAACGGACTCACTCCATTTCTTATGGCAATGCCTGACGAACTCAAAGATGAGAATGACGTAGTCGGGTCATATCGCCTATATTACCACACAGATAAAGCAACATTCGCTAAGTGGTCACATCGTGAAAAGCCAGATTGGTGGGACGAAGGACTTGCTTGGTATGACAAAAGGATAACAGCAAAATGAACACAGTAGTAATCTATAGTAGTCCAAATTGTAGTTATTGCACGATGGCAAAAAATCTTGCAGAGCAAAGAGGATGTGCCGTTGAGTATAAAGTTTTTGGTAAAGACTATGAAAAAGAAGAGATGTTTGAGACCTTTCCAGGCGCTAGAACATTTCCCCAAATTATATTTAATGGTGAGAAAATTGGAGGATATACTGCTTTAGTCAGTATGTTAACTGATGAAGTTTAACGAAGAACAAGTACTAAACTGGGTGAAAAATCATATATTGTCAACATATGACCAACACTATGGTAAGAATAAAATTCAAACAACTGAGTTTGTATTTGATGCAGGACATGGAGAAGGTTTTGCTATTGGAAATATAATCAAGTATGCTCAGAGATATGGCAAAAAGAATGGAAAAAACCATGAGGACTTATTAAAAATAATACACTACGCAATTATATTATTAGGGAGTGAACACATTGATAAGGATAAATAAAGGAGAAAAGTTATCATTTGATAACATAGAACGAGTTATCTCACAACTCGAACAGGACAATCCTATAACTAAAAAGGAAGCCTGTGAAATGCTGAATATTAGGTATAACACGACCAGACTTCAGAAAATCATAGACGACCATCTTGATACTAGAAACTTTCGTGAAGCACGAAAGAGTCAAAATAAAGGGAAGAAAGCTACAGAAAGCGAAATAGAATCAGTAGTAAAATTATACTTAGATGGTATGAATGTTTCTACTGTTGCAAACAGTATATATCGTTCCCCAGCTTTTGTTAAGAATATAGTAGAAAGAATGGGGATACCCCAAAAACTGTCAGAATCTGACCACGAAGGAAGAAGAAAAGCGATACTGCCCGAACAGTGTGTAAGTGATACATTTAGCATTGGAGAAAAGGTATGGTCGCCAAAAGATAATAAGTTTGCAGAAATCATAGAAAAGCATGACACTACATACAATCAAGAAAAGTATGGGTGTTCCTGTTATAGACTATGGGTTTTGGAACCTTGTGATACATCTAAAACATTCTTTCCTTGGTTAGACGGGAACAGAACGGGGTATACAAGTCATGCACTTGCATACGATTTAGGAAGTTTAAGGCACTTAGAAAAATATTTATAGGATTAAAAAAATGTGGGAAATTATACTAGCAGTTTATCTGTCTGGACTATTCATGGCTATGTGGAGAATATGGCTACCAATATACAGAGAAGCAAAAACAGTGGCACCTAGCTCATTAGTAGCTAAGTTCCCAACTACAGTATTTTTTACTGTATTATTTATGTTTGCGTTAGCCTGGCCAATGGTAGTGTGGGCAAGTCTGAATGATGACTACGCAGAAAATTTTAAAAAATCATTTATAAATGGAGCGACAACAAAAAATGAAAGACAATAGTTATTCAACTTATGTAGAAAAGAATCTTAGAGCAGATACTATTAAGCTAGATAGTCACTGGGGTTGCCGATTCTATAAAGACAACAAGGTTATAAAGACCGAATTTTATAAAGGACATAGTGAATCATATGCCGAAGACGCTGCCGAGAACTATGTACTAGGGATAAAGGAAATATGAACCCATTATTAAACGCATTATGTAAAAAACTAGAAGGCGAAATAGCAATGGCTAAGGCTAATATACAAGTGTATCAAACAAATCCAGCAGGTATTGGAGAACACCCAGACCTAATTGAGGCAATTGAATCACAGATAGATATTATGGCTACAGCCGAAGATAAATTAGCTTCTATTCACAATCATTTTGGTCATGGATATAAAAAATAGTTCTTGACAAATGATTAAAAATTTCGTATAATATATTATATATGAGTGATAGATTTTACACACAGATGAAGGAAGCTACGGGTTGGTGCCCTGGCATGCCAGAGTCTTTTAAAAATAAAAAAAGGAGAAAAAGTATGTCTTGGACAGACGAGAAAAAACAAGAGGCAGTAGATTTATATACTGCTGAAGAACCTACTCCAGAAAATAGTATGGAGATAGTAAAGGATATCGCGGAGCAGTTAGAGGAATCTCCTAACGGTGTTAGAATGATACTTACAAAGGCAGGTGTATATGTCAGAAAGACACCAGCGAGAAGTACATCTAGTGGCTCAGGCGGTGGCAGTAGAGTAAGTGTTGCAGGCGCGCAAGCAGACCTAACCAGTGCTTTGACAGATGCAGGTCAAGAAGTTGACGCGGCTATAGTGTCAAAACTAACTGGTAAAGCGGCAGTATACTTTACAACAATAGTAAATAACCTAAACAATTAATTTAGTTTAGAATTTCACTAGGGTAGTGCAGACTGCCCTAGTTTTTTGCATCTTGTAGATGTAACCAAATAGTAGTACAATTCAAATTATCATTTGTTAGATATTACTGGAGGAACCATGACAAAAGATGACTTTAAAAAGAAACTAGATGATGCAGGCGATGCAGTCATCACTTACAGAAGTAAGAACTCACGCAGACTGAAATATAATATATGCACTATGGACTTTTCTACACCTTATATCAAAGGTAAAAAGAATAGAGCTAAAGAAGCAGACGACTCCGTTCTCCTATTTTGTTGGGATACGGACTCTTATCGTTTACTAATACCAAAGAATGTTACTAGCATTGTTCCATTAAATAGGATAATTAAAAATGATTGATTTAACTGCACCAAGTATATATGAAAGAGTTATCAATGAAAAGGATAATCAACAAATACGATTAGTAATAAATACATTTCGTGGCGTTGAGTATCTATCATTAAGAAAATACTACTTAGACTTTAATGAAGAGTGGCTACCCTCTAAGGAAGGTATTACAATGCCCGTTGACTTAGATAATGTACAACAACTCTTTACAGGTTTAGTAGAAATTTTATCTTTAGCGGAAAGCAAAGCAATACTCGAGTCCGAGTTCAAAGAGATTTTAGATGAAATATACCTAACCTAAAAATAGTTCTTGACAATTCCTTAAAAATTTAGTATAATATATTTATGATTATTAAGAACAACCTCAGATATGACCAACACGGTCGTAAACGCAAAAG